CTTAGGAACGTAGCGGTTTGGCGGAACAGATGCGCTCGCGGTGCCTCTCCCCGTAGTTCAATGGATAGAACAAGTGCCTCCTAAGCGCTAGATACAGGTTCGATTCCTGTCGGGGGGACCATCTAAGCTCCCAGCATTTCCCACGTTTGCCTAAAAAGCCCCGTCTAGCCTTGCGCTACGGGGCTTTTTGCTGCCATCATTGCCCACGTTTGCCCAGTACAAGCTAATTTGTTTGGGGGTATCGGTGGGGTTATCGCCGAATACCCCCAAAATCGATACCCCCAAACGCCATGCCCAAGCAGATCAAGCCGCTCACAGAGTTGGAAGTAAGGAAAGCGAAGCCATCGGATCGGGCATATCGTCTCGCCGACGGCAAGGGCCTCTACCTCCAGGTGATGCCTAACGGCGCGCGCTACTGGCGCATGAAGTACCGTTTCGACGACAAGGAGAAGTTGGCGGCGTTCGGCGTCTACCCGGAGGTGTCTCTCGGCGATGCGCGAAAGGCATGTCTGGAGGCGCGCAAGAAACTCGCGGCCGGCATTGACCCATCGGCGGAGAAACAAGAAACCAAACGCGTGCGGGCGCTGGAAGCCGCATCTTCTTTCGAGATCGTCGCCCGGGAGTGGTTTGACACGCAGAAGGATGGCTGGAGCGAGGTTTACGCCGGCAAAGTCATCAATTCACTCGAGATTGATGTATTCCCCAAACTTGGGGCAAAGCCGATCGGCGACATCGAGGCGCCCCAGATGCTCGAGATCCTTCGCACCGTAGAAGCCCGCGGTGTAAGGGAAACGGCCAAACGTGTCCTGCAGCGGTCTCGCGCCGTTTTCCAATACGGGATCATGACCGGCCGGTGCTCGCGCAACCCAGCCGCCGACATTGATGCCGAGACCGTTCTAAAGAAAGGCACAGGCGTGCAGCATATGGCGCGCGTCAAGCCAGTGGAGATCCCCCAACTCATGCGGGACATTGCCGCCTATCCGGGCGATCGCGTGACGCAACTTGCCCTTCAATTCATGGCCCTGACATTCGTCCGAACGACAGAAATGATCAATGCTGAATGGGCAGAGTTCGACGAGAAGGCCGCTGAGTGGCGGATACCGGCAGAACGGATGAAGATGCGCGATCCGCACATCGTTCCGCTTTCGCGCGAGGCCTTGGCGATTTTGCGGAATCTTCGGAAGCTAAACGGGGCTGAGCGACACGTCTTCTACAGTGTGCAGGGGCGTGGCCCAATCTCGAACAACACCATGCTCTATGCGCTGTATCGAATGGGATACAAGTCACGTATGACCGGTCACGGGTTCCGCGGGCTGGCGGCCACCGTGTTGCGTGAACTGGGGTACAGCCGCGATGTCGTCGACCGCCAACTAGCCCATGCCGAGCGGAACCAGGTCACGGCAGCCTATGTGCACGCCGAATACTTGCCAGAGAGGCGCAAGATGATGCAGCACTGGGCGGATCATCTTCGGCAGCTACAATCTGCGCCTGAACAACCCGTGTAGCCCTGAGACATATTCGAGTGGCTTAATCCTCGGATCTGAGGAATTGCAAGTTTCGTCTGCCAACGCCACCCGAAATTAAGGAATAGGCCTGAAAACGAAAAAGGCGTCTCTCGACGCCTTCCCCGTGCTGCCCCCTACCGCAGTTGTGACCCGGGATTCCCGGGAAGGACACAACATGCTTCCATGAGTATGAGCAGCTCCCGGTGATTCACTGAGCAGCACCTCCGCCGGGTGGGTGCCCCGCAGCTCGAGCTATTGCGGTTTGTCGTATTCCGAGAAAGGGTGAGCCAGCACCGGCAGCAGATCGACCCTCACCGACACCTCGTCATCGTCCTCACCGTCGACCGGCTCGAGTTCCGCGCGGCATATCTTGATGACCTCCCACGCGTCGAGCTCGAAGCCGTGGCCCGCCGGCACTGCGTCTAGTGTCAGGCCGTGTGCCTCGATATAGGACGGGATTCGCAGTTGAAAACCCGCCCACGGACGGTCCTCCTGCGCATCCGACCAGATGGCCTCCCAACCCACGCATCTGGCGGCCATTACTGCGCGCCGATGTTGCGCCGCACCATCCCAATCGAAGGTCTGCGCCCAGTCCCTGCGGCCCAGGCGCTCCATCACCTCGGCGCATGTTAAGCGCACCGGTTCATTATTGTTAAGCTCGCCCTGTTTGGCGCTCGGGCGCCCACGCTTAACGGGTTCAGGGTAGAGATCGACAGGTGGCAGCCCGTCGCGTCGGAAGCGTTTCAGGTTCGCGTCGGTCGCCTCGACGTCGACCTCTTCGCCTCCAGAGCCGCCTAGAATAAGCGTTCCGCGTCTTTTCCATTGCGAGATCGCTGCGCGTGATACGCCAATTCGCCGTGCGTATTGAGCCTGTGACATGTATGACATCTGTTAATCTCCAAAAGTGTTAAGCCATTTTGAAAGTTCATAGCTAGGGGGAACTCGCGGGTTATTGATTCCGCCGTGCATGACCCTCCGCCCAGGACCCGTTGCAACCATGGGCGCTGGAAAGGCCGGTTCCGATGGCCGGATTGAGGGCAGCGGCCACGGTTTTGCGCGGGCTCGGGCGCGTTTCATCGCGATGACTCGTGGTAATGAGATGAGCCTTGCTGCATGCCGTTTGGCGCGCTGTCGCTTGCCGTCGGATTGCCACTGAGTTCGCTTTGCGTTTCGAAGCCCATCTTGTCGGCAATACGTTGCTGCGCCTGAGTGACGAAGTCCATATTCACCTCGAGATAAGCCATGGTCGTCAGTGGGCTCTTGTGCCGCATTGCACGCTGTATGGATTGAATCGGTGCCCCCATCTCACTCATGAGAGTGGCGAACGTTCCACGAAGCCTGCGAGCAGTGACGTGGCCAGCACCGACGGTCTTGTTTGCCGCGAGCATTGCATTCCGGGTGAAGCCCCGCGGACAGCGCTTTCCATTCGGGCGCGTGATGATGAGGCCTGATGCCTGACGCAACGGTTGCAGATAGTCGATCAGCCAGCCTGGCACAGGGATCGGATCTGCCTCACGACCCTTTGTTTCGCCGGGCACGTAGACGCGCCGGTCCCAATCCAACCATCTCCAATCTGCTGTAACGGTCTCGATCTCACGCAGTCCCATGCCGAGCATCAGGCGAACAGCGATCCTGACGGCCGGCCGGTCGCCCTCATGGTCATCGACGGCAGCTAGCCACTGCTGAGCCAGGGAGGTCGGGAGAATCGCTCTCGGCTTCTTCTGGACGGTCAGGGCACGCACGTGAAAGCGCACTGCCGGAATAACTTCGCGGCGGACGGCCCAACTGCAGAGAAGTCGCAGCACCTTAAGCCACTGGTTGGCGCTCGCCGGCGCATGTTCTTTCAGGTATTCGTTACGAGCCTCTTCGACCAGATCCGTCGTCAGCTCGTCGATCATCACGTCGCCGAGCTTGTAGAGGTGCAATCTGCCAAAGACCTCGACAATCTTGGCGTGTGACAGGCTGACCGTCGGTATGTGGACCGTCAACCACTGGTCGACCAACTCGCGTAGCGTTGGTATCGACTGTTCGCCGCGACTCCAAAGCCTGGCGTTGCGATACGCACGCGCGGCGATGGGCTCGGCTCGATGCCTGAGCGTCTCGCCGGTCGAGCGCTGAACCCGCTTGAGGTCGACCTGATAGCGGTAGTGCCAGACTGAGCCAACGCGAAAGAGGTGGTAGCTCATTTATTGACGTTGTTCACCGTGGTCACGTCCGGAGCAATCGGGTTAAGGATGATCGGTTCCTGATAGAACGCCTCGGGCGGCATGATCGTCAGGTCGCACGTCGTGCCATCGGCACCGCGCTTATAGGTCACGTCCGAAATCAGCCACGTTCTAGGCGTGAGCTTGAGATTCGGGAGGTCGATCGCTACCAGCGTATTGGGTGTCCATAGCGTTCCGGCCGAGTCGCGCCACGTGTCAGTGGTCAGGCGAACCTGAAACGATCGACCATACCGGCTGGCCATTTCCCAGTTGGCCCGCTGAATGGCGACATCTGGACCACCGAATACCGACTCGGCGACGATCGCGCGGTAGCGAAACCGGGTCACCGATGGATCCTCGACTCTCACGATCAGATTGCCGGCGTCGCCTACGTCCTGGCACGTGTCGAGCGACTGACGCACTGCGTCGTAGTCACTAAACCGGCCGTCCATGCCATACACAGCGGTTGCAGTCAGGACGTTTTTGCCCTCCTGGAATCCACTCGCCGCCGTTGCCGTCCCGATCGGAGATGCGCTGGCACCATCTTGGGTACCTCCGCTGGCAAGCAGGAGACTACCGTCCGGCTGGTCGTACAGCAGCAGCCCTCTAAATCTACATAGCCGCTCCAGCACTTCGTAGATCGACTCGCCAACCATGATGTTCAGTTGCGCAATCGGATCGCCCTGGTTTGAGCCGGGCGCGAGTGCCACTTTTACGCCATATACGGCGCATAGCTGCTGTGCGATCGTAAGCAATGGCTGGCTGACGAACTGCAGGCCCGTCCACTTCGCGGAACAATCGACCAGGTCCTGGCATTTGCTACGCCCCTCGATTCGGATCGTATGGTCAGTTTTGCTATAGCTCGGGATGTACCTGTCGATGAAGCCGCTCAATACAAGGTCGGTGCCGAGATATATTTCCACTTCATCGCCCGGTTGGACGATGACGTCAGATGCGCCATCCAGTGGCTCAGTGAAGCTGACCTGGAAACTGGATGGGCAACGCTCTATGCCTCGACTCAAGCTGACGCTAGTCCACCCGCTAAGCGTCCGCGCGTTGCTGGTTGCGTAGGACAACCTACCTTCTACACCGCTATTCCGAGTGCACGTGGAGACGGCGAGCGTCAACTCGTCAGGAGCGAAGCTGCTGTTTATCATTTCTGCTTCTTCGGATCGAGGTTGTCGAATGATCGCGCGATACGCGGTGACTTCGCGTATGCATCGAATTGTCGGATGACGGTGCCGCAGCCGGGGCGGTCGGCTTCATAGGATGGTTGAACCACCCTCGGTGCTGCGGTCGTAGATTTGGCGTCGGGTGCCGCGCGAATGACGGTGTCACTTCTCATGTGTCGTGTCTTCCTTATGCGTTGCGGCGCCTGCCGCCTTCCGTATCAAACTGGATATGTGTCCCGCCGTGCGAGAATTGAAGCTCTCTCCTTCCTCAACCGCCACGCATTGGGGCGCGCGAAAGGTTGATTTGCATCTATCGACTATGATGAGCATCCGCAGCGAAATCATCGTCAAAATTCTCTGCGACCCACATACAACATGCGAGAGACAAAATGGCCGAAAAACTTGTAATCGACTTAACATCATTAATTCCGCTTAACGCCGTAGCTGTGACAATCGAATACAAAACCACGTCTGGAGCGAAAGCCTTATTGCATCGGTTCGAAGGTGATCAAAGCCCAGTAGTTCTGAACGGCCCCGGTGGGACCGTTGAAGTGAACGTGCCGCAGAGTCGAAAGCTTTATCTAGAAAGGCTCGACGCCGCAGACTGGGATATAGGCTGCTACGGCTATCGCATCTAACTCCTAACAAATGACGCTAGACCGACAAGAGGTGCCAGAACGTGCTCCGTGTCGGCATCTGCTATGCCGATGCGACCGGCGCACTGAACGTCGTGCCGTTATACGTGTAGCCAATACTGACGAACGTTTCAGGCGGCACAAGCACAGCCGTCGAGCCGGCGACAGGCGTCCAATCACTCTCACCGTCCCAAACTACGGTGTTGGTTACGACGCCGTTTTCGATAATTGCGTAGTTGTTCATGGATCACCATTCGAGGACCGCAAACCCGGAGCCGCCAAGGCCGCCCGAGTTCGCATTTGCAGTGAATCCGGCCGTGCCTCCGCCAGCGTACGTGCCACCGCATCCACCGCCGCCAGCGCCTGAGTTGGCCGTCGCACTCACACCCTGCACCATCGTAATAGCGCCGCCGATCAAGGAGCCGCGACCGCCAGGAGCACCTGCGCCGAACGGCGTGCCTGCACCTTGACCGCCTGCGGCCGCCATTCCAACGGGACCGGTGTCGCCTGCGTAATTGCCTGCAGGTTGGCCAGGACCGCCGACAGGGCCAGCGTAGTAGCCGGTGTAAGCGCCGCCGATACCCTGAAATCCCCCGGTGCCACCTGTTAGCGTAAGAAGCGTACCGGACACGGATCCGACAATGCTGGTCGTACCGCCGGTGCCTCCGTTACCGCCCAGTCCTGTTGCGCCGCCTTGTGCGCCGGCTGCACCGATGGTTACGGTGAGCGTTTCACCTGGCACGACAGTCAGCTTTTGACGCATTACATGCTGGCCCGCGCCACCGCCGCTCGATCCAGTAATGATGTTGCCGCTATTTACAGTCGGGTTTCCGCCGCCGCCGCCGCCGGCTGCTGTGGCGGATGCATAGACCGCCGTCACCAGCGCCGGAACTACCTGGGTACCGCTTGAGGTAAATGGGACGACGCTCTTTAATCCACCGAAGAGCTGCGCGGCCTGCACCGCGTGCTCGGATTGAGTAGCCGCTGCAATCTGCTCGGGGGCTCCGGAGCAGAACATGAGAATGTACGAGCCTGATCCTACAGTAGGGTTCCAGTAGACCAGCGCGTTGCCGTTCGCGATGAGCTCGCCGCCCTGCAGCGCAAGGTGGGCACCCCCCACAAAGGGCTGCGCCGTCCCTGTTGCATTGAGGGTTGATGCGCCTGTGTTCGCGGTCTTGACCTTGAACCAGAAAGGCGCCCACGGAACTGGAGCGGAGAGAGTCGGGGTGAACGCGACAACATAGGTATTTGCAGTGCCTGTATCGACTGCGATGTTCGTCGTGCCCCCCTGCAGCATCGCCTCAATCGCAGTGAGCAACTGGTTCCACGCATTGCGGTTTGGCGTAAGTCCTGCGGCGATGATGACATTGTAAATTTCGTCCTGGAGCATGTTCCAGGCATAGGCGGGGAAAATGGTTGCCGCGACGCCGGTCGACGGGTTTCCGGAAGTTGCGTATTGCGGAGTGCCAGTCGCGGGTGCAGTATCTGCGCTCGCGAACGGTACCGAACTGGTAGCAATCAGACGATCCATGTTGCCTCAGCTGTAATCGAAAAGAAGGATGGTGTGCGCGGGCGCACAGCTCTGCAGTTCGCACTGCAGGACGTTGTTGTTCCAATAGGCAAGCGGCTCACCAAATGCATCTACGCCAAATCTGAATCGCTCGAGCGAGAAGGTCGGAGCGTTGACCTGCCACGCAAACGCCCATGGCGCTCCGTACAGGGGCGTGCCGAATGTGTTCTGCCCGAATCTGAACGGTGCAAATTCGGTCACCGTGACGGCATACCCGAGCAGCCCGGCGTACTGCGTGAAATATGGAATCGACTGCCCGCCGGAGCCTGCGAAACGCGCGACGACTTGCTTTTGACGTAGCTGGATGGTTGGCGATACGCCCGCGCATGGGTCCGGAAGGCCTAGAGCCGCCTCCCACTCGGGAAGCAACTGCACGGATGTCGATGGGAACGCATCAACCAGAAGGTTGTTGTCCTGCTGAACGAGGCGAACCCATGTTGGCGCGAGACCGGCTTCGACTTGCGCCATGACCGACGCTGAATCGCGCGGCCACGCGAGACCTCTCGGCATCAAACTTTGCAGTGCCGAGAGGAAATCCGAGGCCTGATAGTCGGGCGCACCCATAGTCAGACAGCCTCGTCCGTGGGTGCGGGCGCGCTGTGATCAACCTGATCGGGCGATGGTTTAATTTCATCCGCCAAGGTTTCGCCGCAGCGCTGCCCGCAGCGCATGATTCCGCGATTTACCTGTTGGTCTTCTGCCGGTTGTTGCTGGTTTTCAGGTTGCATGGTGTGTTCTCCGAGAGCACGCCGCAGCAGGGGCGCGCGGTGGCGGCTAATCGTCGCCAGTGGTTTGAGGCGCCAGTTCTGCGAAGCCGGCGCTGATGAGCCCCATCGCGTCGATGACAGGGAGCGTTACGACTTCGCCGCCAGTGAGGTGCCTACGCCATTGCGACATGTAAATTCCGTGGCCGGGCTTGATGACGATATCCAGAAGACCGGTTGCGGTTGTCATGGTCAGATTTCCAAACCGAACCCGCGGAATTCGGTTGCCAGTGCGGCATAGGGCTCCGTTGCCTCGCCACTGATGCCGCGTAGCCAAGCCGGTGCCCGGATGCCCGTTTCGTTTACCACTCGAAGACCATCTTCGAGAAGCGCGCGCACGAGTTGCTCGGATTGGGGCAATGCCGTATGCACTCCGCGAAGCGTTCCAGCCATCGAGTCGAGGGCACGCAGATCTGAAAGTGGGCCGCGAAGCGATTCGACAAGCCCGTTGAATCGCGATTGAGCGTCAGCCCTGCGGCGACTCACATCCGCAAGAAGAACATTAGTGAGCTCGGCGCTCGCCGCTGCCAGTTCGGTTCTGAGGTTTCGGAGTTGCTCGTCAATGACGTTGACGGCGCCGATCGCCGCAGAGACATATTCCTCCTGCGGCGCGCGGATCTTCTCGGCGACAGCAATCTCCCGGTCGATCTCGACGACGTTCGCCTTGCGTTGCTCGATGAACGCTTGCGCGCATTCGTGCGCGCGACGCTGACGCAGACCATCGAGCGCTGTGGGGTCATATTCGCTGTTCGCGATCGCCGCCTTGCAGCGCTCGCGCTCGCCCTCGAGGCGAGTGATCTCGACGCGGCACGCCGTAATTCTTTTCTTGAGGGCCTGTGTTTGTTGCATGGAGTGGTCCCGGGTTGGAGGTTGTTGGGCTTACTTACCGCTGTGCGCACGTTCGCCCGCGGCGACGATTCGATTTGCGGATGAGGTGGTACGGGAGGCGCGGGGTGACGTGTCACCGGTTCGGGCACGCTCGCCAGCGGCGACGATGCGCGCAGCAGTCTCTTTCGCAGTCGGCGCGCGGTTTGCCCTGCCTCCGGCTGGTTGGTCTGGATCGAGGCCCATGCGACGCCGCAATCCGTTGCCCGTCTGCGCTGCAGTGTCGAGCGCCCCCGCGCTGATCGCGACGATCGCCTGTGCTGCCGTCAGGTCGCTGTCGAACGCAAGTGCACACGCCTGGTTGACGCAGCCAGCGTTGATGCCCGCGACGAGAATCTCAGCGGCACGCGCACGCTCGGCGGCGATTGCCTGCTTGACATTCGATGTGCTGGACGCGGCTGCTCCTGAGTTTTCAGGAGTGGCAAAAATTGCCGGCCCCAACAACTCGGTGCGCGAGGCGCGCGGCGCCGGCACGGATGCGGGTTTCCGGTTGATCACCCGGCTCACTGCGCCAGAAGCCTTTGTTGAAAGCTTCTTTGCCGTTTCGCTGACGCGACCGGGGAGCCCAAGATAGTGTGCGAATGGGATTAGCGCTGCGGTCGACGACATCGCGGCCGGTCCCTTAGTTGAGGACTCCTTAGTTGGAAATCCAAGGCTGCTCGGGTTTATTTTCAAGATGAACCTCTTACGGGAGGGAACGAAGGGTGCGACGGATCGCGCCCACATTGAACGTCCGGGGGTTCGGCTCCGCCGGCCCCGGAATGACGCCCTTACGGATGCGGCGAAGCAGCGTGCGATCGCTAATCGCAAACAAGGTTGTGACGACATCAGCTGTCACGCGTGCATCGTCGGGGAGTTCGTTGAAAAATCTGACAGCATCGGGAAGCGGCTTAGCTGGCATCGTCGTGTCCGGTCGTGACGGGTTATGAGCTTCTATTAGAGCGGTGCAAACGGGGCAAAGATAGATGCCGATTGACTTACATGAATGAAATTTGAAAATGGCCGGAAGCGTTGCCCCAATTGGGTTTGCTCTATTTTCCCGTGGGTCTGAGTTGGTGCAAATGGGGCAGATAGATAAGCTGCCCCATTTGCACCACTTGGGATAAGCGGAAATTTGACATGACGGTCGCCGCGACATCGCGGACATGCTCCTCCTACTCGGAATAGATGGGTCCAATTTTGGACGCATCTACCGAGACGCTTTGAACCGTGATCAGCACGAGTATTTGCTTCCGCGGCTAGAGAGGTATTCGGTCTCTCAATCGAAGCCGCGACGAGTCGATGCTTTTCCTGCGACGTGCGACGGCCACGGACCACTATGGTTCTCGAATCGCACATACTCGCCGCGGTAACTCAGTGCAATGTCTCGTGTCTGCCCGTGCCTGAACTTGGCAACGCGCAACTGGGCGAAGCCATTCCATTGTTCGCCAGCGTCCGGATTCGCCACCTCTTCGCGATGGATGAAGAGAACGGCGTCGGCGTCCTGCTCGATTGATCCTGAATCGCGCAGATCAGAAAGCTGCGGGAGGCGGTTCGCCCGTTCCTCAACTTTCCGGTTGAGCTGTGCAAGCGCGATCACCGCTATGCCCAATTCCTTCGCCAGTGCCTTGAGCCCGCGTGAGATCCCTTCGATCTCGGCGTTCCGGTTGGATCCCTCCCCGGACATGAGCTGCAAGTAGTCAATGATGAGCAGATCCAGACCAGCCTTGCGCTTAACCAGACGCGCTTTGGAGCGCACATCTAGTAGCCGGAGTGCCGGCTGGTCGTCGGTGTACAGCCTCAGATCTTTTACCTTTACCGCCGCAGCCGTAACGCGAGTCCAGAAGTCCGCATCGTTCTCTGGCGCCTCCATCACCTTATTGAGCGGGATGCGGCCCAGCGACGCAAGATTGCGATCATGCAACTCCGACTCTGGCATCTCCATCGAGAGGAACAGCGCGGCATGATCGACGGCGACGTGAGTTGCGATGTTCAATGCAAGGGCCGTCTTACCCATACCCGGCCGCGCGGCGAGGATTGCAACCCAGCCAGGGCGTAGGCCGCCATTTAGCGCCTTGTCCAGATCATGCAGCCCGGTTTTGATTACCCGATCTTGGCCGATCGATCGGCGCTCGAGCGTATTGATGTGATCCATCAAGCCTTGTGCCGCCAGCTTTGGCTCGCTTTTCACAACGGATTCGGCGAGTGCTTCGAGCTTTGTCGCCGCACAATCAATTAGCGTGATCGCATCGTCAGGAGTTCCGCCAACCGAGTCCTGAATCTCGGCGGCCACCGCCAGCAGGCCGCGCTTCTGAGCCCGATCCCGAACGATCTGTGCGTAGCGGGCGATGTTTGCGGAGCTCGGGGTATTCTGCGCCAGGGCGTTCAAATACGACATGCCGCCAACATTATCGGCGTTGCCCTTCGCGCGGAGGCGCTCGGTCAGTGTCAGCACGTCAGCGCCGAGGCCTTTCCCGATCATATCGACGATCTCGGTGAAGATCGAGCGGTGGTCGCTGCGGTAGAAATGTTCGGGGCGCAGATCGCCAATGCGATCAATGGAATCGTTGTCTAGCAACAATGCGCCGATGACAGACTGCTCGGACTCGGTGCTGTGTGGAACCGCACGCACTCGACGGTCGTCACGATGAATTGGCTCGCTCACGCCGCCACCCGCGCATATTGACGATTCGCCTGCTCGCCTGCCGTGGTAAGGCGACACGCGCCAGATGCATCGAAATACCAGAGGCGGTACCAAGCACCCTTTACGGCGTTGCGAAAGTGCGCACGCCAGTCGATTTGGGTCTTGGTGGTGTCGTCGACGTATTTCTCTTTGAATATCTGCCAACAGAGAAACAGCATGTCCTCTGGTACCCGCGCCTTTTCTGCCCACGCGAAGATTGGGTCTTCGTCAGGGATAACCTTCCGGCCGCCGACTTTGCACTCTTCGAGGAAGGCGCGCAGCGTGGTCTTGTTACTCTTTCGGGGTTTCGATTTTGTTGCCGCAGGCACAACCGAGAGCGAAGCATCCGGTTTTTCTAGTACCTCAGTTCTTTCTATAAATTCAGTTCTTACTAATACATCCGGATTATCCAGATCGGGCTTTTCCGGATCGGGCTTTTCCGCATGAGGCTGTTGGCCCATATCCGGATTTTCCGGATTGGGGTTCATAGCCTCATCCGGATTTTCCGTAAGAGGCTCTTCGTAGACCGTCGTAACAACAGACCCATCCGCGAGACGTTTGCGCACGATGTATCCCGCCTCACCGAGCTCTTCGAGAGTGCGATATACAGCGTCACGCCCACTACTGCGCTTGGAGCCGCCGGTTTCGTTGATAAGCGCTTGCACGTTCACACTCCAATGATCTGGCTTGCTAAGCAGGTGTGCGAGCATTCCTCGGGCGGACCACGAAAGGCGGTGGTCATTGAGGATGCGATTCGCGATGACTGTAAAGTCCCGGTCAGGTCGGGGCGCGCGAATAATCGGCATACGCTATCCCGCACGCAGAGCCTCCACTGCACTCGCAGCGCGGCCCCCAATAAGCTTCGACATCGGACGGTCCATTAGCGCCCCCCATGAGGGTCAATGGCGCCACCGGCGAGCATCAGAGCGCGGACCACCTCAGGAATTTGATCGCCTCGCAGAGTGAGTCCCTTCGTGGATGGGCGCCATTCATTGTCGGGGGCGAGAAACCAATTTCGGAGGTCGATGAAAGTGCGGCCGCGGTGTTCCCGCAGCTCGACGCGTAGGCGCTCACCAGCCGACTTGCGAAGGTCAAGGAATCGCGTGATGACAGCATCAGTGGTCGCTGCTGGGGCTGCGACGTTCCCATTGAGGCGACAGTCTTGTGACGTGTTCCGGTTTTCGTCAATCATCGCCCTAGCCCTCCGCGCGGTAATTCAGCGGATCGGCGAACCAGCGGTGAATCTCGCGATTAGGAAATAAGCTGCATCGTTCCGTAATGCGGATACGTTTGGGGAACCGCCCCTGCAATTCGAGCTTGCGGGCAGTCTCGCGGGAGAATGGGATAAACGGAGCTATCTGCTGCCAACGTGATTGGCCATCAAGCGGAAGCTTGTCCGGCGACGGTCCTGTGTGCTGCTTTGCCATGGTGTTTCCTCTGTAGGAAAGGTTTGGAATCCATGGCAATCATTAGAATGGGGCAAATGGTGCAAAGCCATACGACATTCAACAGAGAAAAACGCGAAGCTCCACTGCCGTGGGAGCCGCTCTGAGGTTGAGTTTGAGCGATTAGCCAGCACGCTTCTTCGTCGGTGCAATCGGTGCAATCCACGCGCTTGCACCGGTTTTTGTCCTGCTTTTGAGGGCGCGCTCCGCTGTCGAGATAGTGATGGGCCTCCCGTTGTAACCGTTATTGGCAGGGTCTTTTTCGGAGTTTTTTGCAATTTGCTTGGAAACATTCGCAATTGATGCGGTATGGCGCAGCGCCCCCCCCTCGACCATCTGATCAGCCAACTCTCGGATCCTCGTGTCGCGCTCGACGTGGTCTATCCGCGATTTTTTGACTGATTCCGTTGGCTGAGTCGATGGTGAGGCCAGATCATCTGTCAGGTACCATCTCTCAAATCGATTAACCTCGGCATTCGAAACCAGAAGCCGATCCCAATCGGGCATTTCGTCGTCCGGTTCGAAATCCTCAACTGCCGGAAATTTGTGGGGTTCGCAACCGACACGACGTCGAACCAACTGAAGTAACGAACCGAAGCAGGAATGCGCCGCCTCGGTCGACTGATCACTGCCATTGTCGTACACCAGTACACCGTGAATGAATCGAGTCTTCGCGCGCTGCGGATCATCGGATGCCAAGACGATCAAGTCGTCTCGCTCATCCATATATATCTGATGCACGCCGACAAGAATCTCAACCTGCGGCGAAAGTATTTCCAATGTTTCAACCCCACGCCGCCACTCGGCGACGGCGCTCGGTTTCTCTGCCTCGGGGATGGCCGAAAGAGCCTCTTCAACCGTCCGGCCGAGCAGCGCAAAAGCCGGATTTTCTTCCAGGACGGGATAGTAGGTGGTTACTCGAGCGACCTGCACCGCGTACCGATCGCGAGCATCTATCCATACGGCAAGATGGCCGTCGTTGACAAATTGAACGACATCCGAAGCGCGGAATGGATCACCCGTATTGCGCGCGAAGCGCTCGGCTACCTCTGTGAGCGTGTACCACGGCTTGATTTTGTCGAGCATAACCATCTGCGCCTCTATGCGCTCCCTATCGGATGAGGAGCCGCGCCAGTGAGAGGATAGAGGGACTCTCGTTTTCGCCCCGTCGGGCTAGGCGCAGCATGGCCAATTATGAGACATCGTCCAGGGGTATACAACATGACTTCCTCAATCTGAGGAAGTAGGTGTCGTTCTCCGAAACGATACCTGGGTATAGATCCTTCGCAACAAACGTCCCAAGTCCTTGTTTTGATTGGATAGCCGGAATCCCGGCTTTCTCGATCTCGCGGGTCGAACGCCAATTGTGGCGTTTGCTCCTCACCCTACGGGGGGGGATGTCGCGTTTCACGCCCCCCCCCTCCTTCATGGGTCCAAGTTTGGACGCATCTTTCGCCGCGGCAGCAGGCAGCGATCGTTGCGAGTGCGCAGGACTGGGCACAGGCGCAGACGGTTGGCAGACCTACCTCTAACGACTCCGATAATCCCGCAACGTTGCGGGATTATCGACGGCAAAGGAGAGGGCCACCCAATCCGGCGCTAGCCTCCGCACCTAGGAAATGGCTGACAAGGTAGCAAAAGAGTCCCCGGCGCTCGCCAAGCAGGTCGCGCACGGCGAGGTGACCCTGCCTCAAAGTCGTCAAACAGATAGCTGCCCACCGACCCGGCCCCAGCGGAAACCACCGGAATCCCGGCAGTTTCGAGTTTTACGAGGAAGTCGCAAAACTCCAGCGCGTCTTCCGGCATTGGCGGGCCAGCACCGAAACTCCAAAAGGGCGCCGTGGAACGCCGCGCCCTTTGTTGCACGTGTGCTTCTCCTGCAATGCAGGAAACCTGCTTCGAGTCAAAGCATCGCCGCTCTTCAATAGCGGGCGTCATTGGCAGCCTGCTGAACCTGAAACCGCTTCAACTGCCATCCCCTGATCTGCACGAGTGCCCGGGCCCATTGTGGCGGCGTGAGCACTCGCCAGCGTGCCTCTGGCTGCGGCCACAAACGTTGCACACGAAAGCTCTTGATGTCTGCCCAGTTGGGATTCGTCGGATTAGGCCGAGGTGCCGTCGTATAGAGCGCGACATAGGCAGGGACGTCCGCGAGCTCAGCGAGCCGCCTCACTACGCCTGCCGGCTTGTCTTGCCCTATGTCGCGCCCGACCTCGACCAGCGCGAGTGGTAGCTTTCCGGAATTATCGTACTCAGTGAACAGCACGGAATCGAGATCGACCATCGTCAACGATTCAGCCTGCTCGGTTTCCAGGTAGCGGCCGATTGACGGCGCTCGGTGCCATGCTCCATATGCACGGTCCCGTGTATCAAAAAGCTCGAGTCGCATGTGCGGCTCCAAGTTTGAGAGGCGTCGGTACAGCGTCGACGCGTGATTGTTGGTTAGTGGGGCAACTTCTCGACAGCCGCCAGGGGTATCAATACTGCTGACACCCTTCTCGTCATCGTCGAGCAGCATAAGCGCCGCCGTGCGCGCGTTTTGCGCGTCGGTAAGTCGTGTACGTTGTGGGACATGGCTTATCTCCTTAATATCGATACTTCAGCAGCAGCATGTGCGTACCTCGCCAAATAGGCGGTGTCGGATTGCTGCCGGAGACGCGGATCACGTTCGCGAAGTGCTGGTACGTGAGCGAAAAATTCTTGTAGCCGATTGAGGTGCCTAGGACGCTGCCGATCATCCATTTCGGTGTGTAGGCGACGTGGCTGTTCGTCGGCGCATCGCCGGGGGCGGCCACCCATCCGATGACATCCTCGCTCCAAGAGCTGCGATGGATATATGGTCCACCCTCAACACCAAAACGCCAGCCGCCGTAGTCAACGTGCGGTTCGATCGTGAACATAAACCCCTGATCGTGGCCGCTGCCGATAAACCGGCTAAGGTTGCTGCAGGGTCCACTGCATGGGTTTGCCGTGTTCACACCAACGAGATCCGCACCAATCCATTTGCCGCTGGTCGTGTTGGTATTGGCGCTTGGCACCATGGCGTCGGTGTGCACAGTGCCGAGCCACGCCCAGTCGGCGTGCCAGTCGATACCCCAATGCTGTCGCTGGATGATGTTGCCAGTGAATCCGACTTCGGTGGCGGGCGCGGTCAGATGCAACTCATGTTGGAAGCCGTCCTGCATCCACAAGCCATTGGGGCCGCGCTGATAGGCTGCGCCCCCTACGGCGGCCTCAAGGTGAATGTAGTCGGTGATGCTGTCAGCGCGCGCCACCACGGCGGCGAGTGCGGCCGATATGACTATGGCGCAGAGGCGAGCGCAGGCCGTCGCCACGGCTCTCGCCGTGCTATCCTTTTTCATGATTCGTTTCCTCTACTTCGCGGTAGGGTTTCGGGTCATCAGCGCCTCGCCGGCTGCAACCGTGCGGGGCGCTCCTGCTTCTACTCCTTCTTCTATGCGGGCACCTTCGGTAGTTCGGCCAGCGCGTCCGCCAGTTGCTCGGAGAGTTCCACCAGGTGACTGATCAGGCAGCGCGTCGGGATCTCGGAGTCACTCGAGTCATCGGGCAGCGCCGCATGCATCGTCTTGAGAATATTGAAAATGGTCCAGGCAGCGCTGGAGTGCTTATAAGTCAGGCCTTTCGCAGCGGTCTTATCCATGGTTTGCTCCTTCTGGGAAATCGAATTGTTCAAGAACCGCGTCTTGAAGCGTGGCTTGAATAGGGAGACCAGTCAGAGGCACCTCCACGACAGAATCGATATTTGCGAGGGCGCGTATCGTCTCCCGATTGATCACGGCGGCCGCGTATGCGATGCGCTTGAACTTCGTTCGCGGATCGCCGGTGCCTTCGCACAGATTGAGGATCACGCTTGCTGTCGCAACGATAGTTGTTATCTCAGACATGGCTTGCCTCCTCCGCTCCGGGTTCGTCTACGGCGAAACACCGAGGCCTGAACATCATGGTGACGACGCCGACTATCTTTGTTTCGGCGTCCATTTCGGTCACGCCGGGCCAAGCAGGATTGAGGTATTTAAGGATGCGTCTGTCAGCCTCTGTGGCGAGTTTCATCAGCGTCACGAACTCTCCCGCATCGACCATAACAAGGTCGCCGTCTTTCGCCTCAAGAGCGGGATCGACCTTGATGAGATCCCCCACGGCGCACGAGTCATGAGGGTCAGCAGGATCAAACATGCTTTCCGAAATGACCCGCAGAAATTGTCTGGAAAGGTCGATCTTTGAAAACACGGTTTTATCCATGGTTCACTTCCGTACGAATGGTGCGATCCGGACCCAACAAGCTGGGGGGGGCGCTACGGTATTGATCCATCGAAGTTCTCCTTGAGATTCGTTACCGGCCGATCACCCCTCGCGTATAGCAAGCGGTTACGCATCGGCGTGGTTCAAATGTAGCAAAGTGCTACGTTGATAGCAAGCACTTTGCTATATATACTTGCGACATGACTAGCGAAGACATCCAAACCAATCTGAGGCTTCCCGCAGATCTCAAAGTAAAGCTTAAGCGGGCTGCCGATGCCAATCAGCGATCCACAAACGCCGAGGTCGTCGCGCGCCTAGAGCAGACCTTTGCTTGGGACAAGCAGTCCGCAAAAGCGCCGGTGGTCGACGAATATACCCTCGACCTCTTCGCCGAAAAGGTTGGACAGGTGATGGATGATCGGGAAAAGAAGCGCGCAAGACGCTGAAGAATGGCTGAGTGTCGGCCGAAAACCATATGGAGAACGATGCTGATTCTGCTCGCACCGTCTTCCTTGATCTGACGGACTGGAGGTGGCCGCCCTCCGTTGCACCAAAGAAAAACCCGCACTAGGCGGGTTTTTCACACATGCGACTATGCTGCCCGTCGATGTTTTTCGCGAGGCTCGTTGGGAGTGCTTTCCGTCTCCGCATGCGCCTCTGCCTCCGCATGCGCTGCGGCTTCCTTCTTTTTTACCTGCTCGCGGGCTATGTCGCGAAGTAGGAGCTTTTTTTCCGAATCCGCAAAGCGGGTCAAAATTTGACGCATAAGGGGCTGATAACTCAGCCCATGCATAGCGGCAATCATTTTGAAGTCCTCGATCAGGCTCTTCTGAAGTCTGATCGAGATTTGTTGGAGATCTAGCCCCGCATCAAGCGAGGCATCGTCGACTGACTTGTCGACTTTCACAAAGCCTTCTTCGCGACCCAGCGCACCCTCGTCCCACGCTTCATCAGTCGCTGGAATCTTAGGGGTTTTGCTCATGTCGGCTCTCCTATGAGTTTGACAGACCGTACTTTCTATAGATGCGCAGCTCTTCCTGGTCAGGGACATAAGCTGTGCGTATGGTGGTCAACGCGCCCTCCTGGATGTACGCAATCTTCAAATTGCGGCCAAAGTCGGTTTCCGCGATAAACCACCTCGTTGGAGGATCAGATTTGTGATCTTCTCGCTCATCAAGCAACGTGACGCCACACCGGTTGGCGAAGCACTGGATGATCTCTTCGCGCGTCACTGGCGGTTTTTTGTTGGCAAGCTTCTCTAAGACTTTGCGCGAAATATTGAGACCCATCGCGTCTCCGATGTCAATGCAGGGAGATGCATTGTATATACAAACGATATATCGGTCTAGTCTTCCGAAACTTTAGCCCCAATTTCCGTCCAGTTTCGCCCCGAACTGCCAGAGCCACACCGTATATACACCGTAGCACAGCCAAAAAAGGGGCGTACCATAACGTATTATCGGATGTTGCCTATGACACCAACATGATATGGAGGCTGCGCTGCAGGATGACAACCCCTCGCTACCGACTGGCCAACCGTCAACAACGATCGCCATTACCGACGGAATCGCACCCGTAGAATTTACCACTACCATCTTTTAGGGGTATCGGTGGGGGTATAAAGTGAGCAAAATCATCCCAAATGCCCTACTGCAATTGTTCCGTGAATTCTGTCGGGGGACCATCCTTACTCTCACCCACTCCCACCTAAAGCCGTTCGAGACCCTGTCGCGGCGCGTGGACCGAAAGCGGCCTCGGCATTTGATGCTGCCGCGAAAATGAACAGCCCCGCTCGGGGCGGGGCCTAGTGCGACACCCTTTCCAGATATTCGAACGGTTGCGTCGCCGTAGGTTGGTTGGTCGACTTCAGTAGGGTTTAAATTATGCGTGTCTTTAGATCCCAATAATGACGTCGACGCGGCGTGCTTTCGCCGTCACGGCCCCCCAATCTTTCACCCCCTTCGCCCACCCCAACCCGCGCCCTTACCCGTGCTATGTTCCGCCCCGACCCCAACCAGGTCGCGTTGGAACAGACAGGCAGAAAGGAGATGGAGCAGTTTTTCATGAGACGGGGCAGCGCCGTCACGTATTTACTGGCGCGTCGTCGCGCATGGTTCGCCGCGATCGCGGACACGTCCCGCGGCAACATCGAAATGGAATCGAGAGAGATCGAACAGATCGAGCGTCTGATACTCGACGTCCGCGCAGGCCGGGTC